AGATTATGGTAGAATGTAATTTCAAATGAATTTAAAAGATAAAATCTCTACAGCAAGAGAGAGAATTAAAGAACTGGAGGTAATGATTTCTGTATGGGAATCTCAGTTACCTAAAAAGAAATTTGGTGACAAGAATGACCATGTAGAACCTACAATTACCACACCACATGGTGAAATTAGCGAAACTCTTATGAGTGGAGCCTTAGGTGACCACTATCGTAAACCACTAAACAAATGATCTTTCTATCAAAACCATCCGTATACAATTTACCTGGCACATGGGAGAAGCAACCTATGATCCATCATTTAAATCTTACTCCAGAACAAGGATTTATTCTCTTCTTTGGTTTACTTCTTTTTGGTTTAGTTGGGTGGGGATTATATCTTACAGTAGGAGCAGGTAAGAAGGCATTAAGAGATCCTATTGATGAACATGCGAAGATGCATGAGTTGGGTATTGCACATGGTCATGGAGGCAACAAGGAGGCTTATGAGATGTCTGGAAAGTTGAGTCATAAGCATGAGGATTGAAACAAGAGAAGCAATGGAGATGTTGTTTTCGGCAAAATGGAACTTGCCACAAGCAGCAAAACACTGTAGACTAACACATAAGGAGATGAAGATCACCTTTAGTGAGTATTGTGCCTTGCATGATCCAACTTATACTATATTTGAGAACGCAATTCAGTTGCATTTAAATTATGATTATCAGTGAGGCAGACGCTATATGGGCTGCCGATAAGTTTATTGATTACTTTAAAAATTTCAAGACTATTGAGGACTATTTGCGTAATGCAAAGAATGAAGCAATAGGAAAAAGAACATCCATGATAGTTGGTTGTTCTCATAGAGATGAATTTCTAAATGAAGATATTCATCCTAGTGAAATGGAATTTGAAGTCAAAGCAGTAGGAGATAGATTTGATGATAATATTCAACAACAACAATTTATTGAGTTACTAACAGCAACCTCCTCTCATGTAATAGAACACAATATTCCTGGTAGAGAATTACGATGGATGGTATTTGAGAAACGAACCCAGAAGATAATGGGATTTATTCGTTTTGGTTCTCCTGTAATTAATTCTAAACCTAGAAATATTTGGTTTGGTAAACAACCAGATCTTTCTATGTTTAATCGTCATGCAGTTATGGGATTTGCTATTGTTCCATCTCAACCATTTGGATACAACTATCTTGGTGGTAAACTTCTTGCCTTAATGTGTATCTCTCATTTTGCAAGAGAAGAAGTAAGTAGGGTATTTGAAAAAGATATAGCTTTATTTGAGACTACTTCATTGTATGGATCTACGACCTCTGCTTCTCAGTATGATGGTCTTAAACCTTTTATAAGGTATAAGGGTTTAACTGATAGTAAATTCCTTCCGTTACTTCATGCAGAATCTTTTCACGAACTTCATAATCATTTTACTCATTTGAACAATGGAAATCCTTTGACTGAAAATAGAGCATCTTCTAAAAAGTTAAAAAGACAGACGAAAATGATCGCTTGGATTAGAAATTCTTTAAAAGAACATGGTAATGATGAAAAACTAAAAGAATTCAATACGATTATTTCTCAAGCATTTAATCTTACGCAACAGAAAAGATTTTATGTATCTGATTATGGATATCAAAATGTTAGGGAAGTAATACTTGGAGAGCAAGATAAATTAATACGTGGACAGAATTGGGATAAATTTCACCTAGATAACATTATATCTTGGTGGAAGCGTAAAGCTGGAAAACGTTATGAGAAACTTAAACAAGAAGGTCGTTTCAGAGAGAAGGTCGAACTCTGGACTGAAGATGATTACATTCAAATAATACGATGAATCCAGACGACAATCCATTTTGGGGTGAACCTACCCCTACCGACTTATGGGATGATATGGACAGATTAAATGGTCTATATGAAGAACTTGAGTGGGATCATACTGATTACTTAGAGTTTAAAATTGAAGGTAATCACATCACTATTCGTAATAGATCAAGAGAAGGAAGATGACCGAATTGAAAGATTGGCTTAATTCTATTAACTTTAATAAGCAAAATCTTATTGAGGAAGATCCTTCTACCATAAAGGATTATGCTCCTTATATTATCAATCGTTGTTTATCAGGTAATATTGATTCTATCTTATTTGCTAATGAAATGAATAAGTATTCTTTCCTAGACAAGGACATGCAATATTCATTTTATCTAAATACACTTAGGAAAAAGAAGAGATTCAGTCCCTGGCTCCGTAAGGATAAAGTCACAGACCTCGAAATCATTAAACAATACTATGGTTATAGTAACGAAAAAGCATCTAATGCTTTGAAAATATTAACCCCTGAACAAATTAAATTTATTAAACAACGACTTGAAACTGGAGGATTGAAATGACTACCACTGAGCCCACTGTACAATGGTCGCAAGATCAAATGGTAGAGGTGCTTCTCAATGAACCTGATGATTTCTTAAAGGTAAGAGAAACTCTCACAAGAATTGGTGTAGCATCAAGGAAAGAAAAGAAGTTATATCAAAGTTGTCATATCTTGCACAAGCAAGGAAGATATTATATAGTTCATTTTAAAGAGTTGTTTGCATTAGATGGAAAACATGCTAATTTAACTATTAATGATGTTCAGCGTAGAAATCGCATTGCTCGTCTTCTTGCTGATTGGGGTCTTATATCGGTAGTAAAAGAAGAAGTAGTTTCTGATATTGCTCCTTTAAATCAAATTAAAGTTTTAGCTTACAAAGATAAAGGTGAGTGGATACTAGAGCAGAAGTATAATATTGGTAAAAAGAATAAAACATCTGAAGAAAATAAATCTTCATAAAGTTATGTTTCCGTGTCTAAATAGTTTTGTGTTCAAATAAAAACAATTATGTTCCCAAAATAATTTCATTATGGGTTATAATGTAACACATACACAGGAGGGATTATGCACAATTTTTTATCATTTAATAATTTGAGAGCTTGGTCACATTTAGAAACGGAGGAATTAGACGAAGTTTCAGAATACTTCGAGTGTATATCATACTGTGATGCAAACGATAAGAGTTGTATCAGAGAATGTAGATTAGTTTTAGAATAAGTTCAGAAAACCGAATAGAATTGGGAGGGGTTTCACACCCCTCTTTTTAATGCTTGCGTGTATAATTAGTAGTGTACGCCTTCGGGGTACGCAATTCACACTCGCTTAATAAGGAGAACCATGAACACATTAGCAAGATACCATGCTGCAAATCTTCCAGATCTTTTCGATAAGATTACCAAGAACAGCATAGGGATGGATGAATATCTGAATAATTTCTTCAATTCAGATTTCCCTCAATCAAATTATCCACCATACAATTTAATACAGTTAAATAATCATGAGTCAACATTGGAGATCGCACTTGCAGGGTTTAAGAAAGATCAGCTACAAGTCTTCACGGAGTTTGGAAAGTTATATGTCAAAGGCACAAAAGAAGAATCGAAAGTTGATGGAGAATTTATCCACAAAGGATTGGCCCAACGTTCCTTTGAACGAGTGTGGACGGTCTCCGACGATACGAAGATTGGATCCGTCAAGTTTGAGGATGGATTATTAACCGTGGAACTAAATAAGATAGTACCAGAACATCACGCTCGTAAAGAGTATCTTTAATTATGGCTTTATCCGAACAAACATTAGACCATCTACTTGAAGCAGAAGGTAGTCTCAGAGCAGCAGTTAGATCTGCTTCGATGAATGAAAAACCTATAGTGGTTACTCAATTATCTCAATTGCTTATGGACATTGAACGTGTTAGAGAATTTGAGAAACTGCAAGATATTGTAGATGCTGAAATTGAGAAGAAGAGAGAGTCTTGACAGACTCTCTTTTTTTTATTATAATATAAGAAGGTAACTATAGATTATGACGGTTAAACTGCTGCTCTTAAAATCAGGAGAGGACATTATTACGGATGTCACTGAAATGGTTGTAGGAGAAGAGAATGAAAGGAAAGTAATTGGATATTTTTTAGATAAACCTTGTATCATTAAATTGAGAGAAGGTGAAGAAAATCCCGATCAGAAATCTGCGTATAAGATTTCTATGTTTCCGTGGATGCCCCTTTCAGAGGATTCTACTATCCCTGTTCCAGCTGATTGGGTGGTAACAATGGTGGAACCAAAAGATCAATTAAAAAAAATGTATTTGGAGGATGTGGTAGGAAATGGACAAAACAGTGAAGATAGTGGCACTCGTGAATCAGCAACTTCTGATTAGCGAGATAGCAGAAATAGCAGCAGTGGTTCCTGGCGAACCCGATTGTAAACTAATCAATCCTTTTATTCTTAAGGAAGAGAATGTATTAGAACCTTGGTTGCTTAATGCGACGAAAGATGATATATTCATGTTAAGTTCTGACAAGATTCTTACTCTTGTAGATCCAACACCCACCTTACTTGAAAAATACATAGACCTTACAGCATGAAATTCTACACCAATGTTCAACTAATCGGAAACCAGTTCTTGGTCCGTGGAGTTGAAAATGGTAGAAGGTATGAACATCGTGATGAGTTTTTTCCTACTCTATTTGTTAAGTCCAAAAAGAAGACTAAATATAAAACATTAAATGGAGAAGCAGTTGAAGCAATTCATCCAGGTACGGTACGGGATTGTCGTGAGTTCTATAAGAAGTATGATGATATTGAGAACTTTGAGATCTATGGCAATGACAGGTATATCTATCAGTATATTTCAGAGAAATACCCAGAGGATGAAATCAAGTTTGACATATCTAAGATTAAACTTGTTACTTTGGATATTGAAACTACGTCTGAGCAAGGCTTCCCTGATGTGGAATCGTGCGTCGAAGAGATTCTGGCAATCACAATACAAGACTATACAACTAAGCAGATCGTTACTTGGGGAAGTAAACCCTTTAAGAATACTAGGAATGATGTAATCTATCATCATTGCCCCACGGAGTATGAATTACTTACATCATTCATAAACTATTGGATGCAAGATGTTCCAGATGTGATTACTGGATGGAACATACAATTATTTGATATACCTTATATTTGTAAACGTCTTCAGAGAGTTCTTGGTGAGAAGTTGATGAAGAGGTTCTCCCCTTGGGGTCTCGTAAGTGAAGGTGAGATACATGTGATGGGAAGAACTCATACTGTATTTGATGTTGGGGGTGTAACGCAATTAGATTATATCGATCTCTATAAGAAGTTTACCTATAAGGCACAAGAATCTTATCGTTTGGATTATATTGCTCAAGTAGAATTAGGACAGAAGAAGTTAGACCACTCTGAGTTTGATACCTTTAAGGATTTCTATACAAACGGATGGCAGAAGTTTATTGAATACAATATAATTGACGTGGAACTTGTTGACCGTTTGGAAGACAAGATGAAGTTGATAGAACTTTGTCTTACTATGGCATATGATGCTAAGGTCAATTATAATGATGTGTTCTATCAGGTAAGAATGTGGGACACCATCATATACAACTATTTGAAGAAGAGGAATATAGTTATTCCCCCTAAGAATAGATCCCAAAAGAATGAAAAGTATGCAGGTGCTTATGTCAAGGAACCGAAACCAGGAAAGTATGATTGGGTTGTTAGTTTTGACCTTAACAGTCTGTACCCTCACCTTATTATGCAGTATAATATTTCCCCAGAGACCCTCAGAGAGACTCGACATCCCAGTGCGAGCGTTGAAAGGATCTTAGGAGAAGAAGTAACAGATTTCAATCCTGAGTATGCTACATGTGCCAATGGAGCACAGTACAGAAAGGATGTGCGTGGATTCCTACCAGAGTTGATGGATAAGATGTACGGAGATCGTGTCATCTTCAAGAAGAAAATGATTCAAGCAAAAAAAGATTATGAAAAGAAACCTTCTAATGCACTCACAAAAGAAATTGCCCGATGTAATAATATACAGATGGCAAAGAAG